ACTATATTTTAAGTTTAAGTTTGGTAATTTGTTTTGAATCAATACCATATTTTTCACAGATGAATTTAATGTTTTCTCTACCTTCTCTCGAAGAATATAGAATTTCTATGTAATCAATAGCTTGATGCTCAGAACAAATATACTCATTTTTTATGAGATTAACAAGCCATTCTTCATATTTTTCTCCTGCTTTTCCTTTAATATATTTTAGGTAATACTTTCCTTTAGGGATGATGTCTATGTACAACTTATACATTTCCTTCGGTGATAGAGTTTGCGTTAAAGGAAGTATGGTTGCAATGAGTTCTACCCATTCAGGTTTCATCGAAAGGAATCTATTAATCATAAAGTTACTCCATGTCTTAACATCCTCCTCTGTTAATTTATCAAAGTAGTTTGGGTCTTGTTCCGATGTAATCGCAGCAATGTGGTCAAATAACTTTTTCCCTGCCATTATTCTACTATTGATGATGGTTTATCTCTCAATTCCAAAGGTAACAACTCTTGCAATGCTTTACCACATTGAGTACAAAGATACATTTCAATTGGAATGATTGAATCTTGTGCTTGACCTGTTACTAATCTTGATAATTTTTTGAATCTAAATCCTGGCATAAATACTTTGTTGCCACATTCACAATCCATATCTCTCGCATCACTTATATTGATGCCCATTGGTAATCCTTGTTCCATTACTTTATAATGTTTAAAATTTGAATAATTGTACTCATAAATACGATTTCTTTATCTACCACCAATGCATCTTTGGATATACCCTCTGCTATAGTTAGTATTACATTTGCCGTATTACCTGCTGCATATTCATCTACTCTATCATATAACATAGAATACATTTCGGAATAATCGTTTAATCTGTTATCCGCAACTGCTTGTCTGATATTCATAAACATATTACGTTTATCATCATTTGCTTTTAACAAATCTACCAATTTAGTTTGGAAGTTAGATTCCACCATAATTTGATGGTCTACTTTCAACTCTCCTTTTGCAGATTGTAATTGGCAAGTATTTAAGATTCTACGAATATCTGGATAGTATGAACTAATTATATCAGCTACATTTTTTAAATCGTATTTAATATTTTCCGCATCCAAAATTCTAGTAACCTGAATTGCAACATCCTTTTTAGTTGGAGGTGTGATTGCAAATGTTTGACATCTACTTTTGATTGGGTCAATAATCTTTTCGTGATAATTACACGTTAGGATAAATCTACAATGTTTAGAGAATGTCTCCATTAAGTTACGCAAGATTGCTTGTGCGTTTGGAGTCATATAATCAAACTCATCCAAAATAATAATCTTAAATCCCGCAAATCCCATAGAGGATGCAAAGTTCTTCACCTTATTACGAACTGTATCTACGTTGTTCTCATCTGATGCGTTAATAATCATACTATCACATTTGATTGTATTTACAATAAGTTTTGCAAGTGTGGTTTTACCAGTTCCTGCTTTACCATGTAATAACAAATGTGGAATATCATTATTGTCCAAATATTGTTGAATGGTTTCCTTTACGGTTTCATTTCCAACATATTCGGCAAGAGTTTGTGGGCGGTATTTTTCCACCCATAAACTATGCTCTCTTTTACTATTTTCGTTTGCGAAAAAACTCATCTTTTTTTATTTACCTGTTGAACCAAACCCACCTATACCTCTACTACTTTCACTTAACTCATCTACTACTTGTAATTGAATTACAGGATGAGGAACTATTATGATTTGACAAACTCTATCTCCTACATTATATGCAATGGAATCTAATCCATTTAACTTATTAAAAGTTGCCTGTAGTTCACCTCTATATCCTGCATCAATAACACCAACTGAATTACTTAATATCAATTCTGTGTTTCGTATTGATGAACGGGGAAATACCAATCCAACCATACCTTCTGGTATTTCCATAGCAATTCCCAAACCATATGTGATTTGAAATGATGTATTTGATATGATTTTAGTTGCTACCAAATCTAATCCCGCATCACTTTCTTTTGCATATTTTGGTTTAACTGAATTTTCATCCAATAATTTAATCTTTACTTTCATTTTTTTCCGTTTGCTCTTTTCTTACCGCTTTAGTTTCTTCTGAAATTTCTCTTGGGAAAATTCTAAAAGTCATTCCATTTTGTTGGAAATTCAATCCTTCACCTGTTTGAGGTTGGATTTGTAAAATCATCGGTGCTGATTCTTCTCCTTCATTTGACCATGCAAAAACTATTGGTTCATTGTTAAAAAATTGAAAACACCATTCCGCATCTGCGATTGGTTTTGATTCAGTTGCTTCGATACTACCTGCTTCTTGTTGTTGTAATTCCTCTTGTGGAAATAATTCTAATTGTTCTGCCATTTTATTTTTATTTAATTGTTTACAAATATACGAAAAATATTTTAGAAATCAAAGAACTTTTTTGCAGTTTGAACTTCGTTAGATGCTTTGTTCCATTTCAATGCGTTATAAAAATCATCTAATTTGTTTTCCAACTCTGCTTTGTAAATCATATCTCTATCGATATACTGTTCAATGAAATCCATAATCTCTTTTGGGTCGTTGTAATCTTTGAATGCAACTGTATCTAATCCTAATGGATTTTGTCTTAAATACACCCACTTAACTTTATCACCATCTCTAATTGGTTCGTGCTTAAACGGTGAATTAAAGAATTTCAATAATCGGTTGTATGCAATTCCTGCTTTAACGTGCGCAGGTGTTCCTTTCTCAAACACTGCAATCTGTAACCCACTATCCTTTCTCCACTTACCATCATCGTATTTACTCAACTCTTTAATTGCTCCACCTTTTGCAATGGTTTTAACTGGAAGTGTTGGTAAACTATTTTTAAATTCAATTAGGGTTTTATCTATATAATCATTATCTTTGCCCATAAGAATATCCTTCAACATTGTTGACATAAATCCTTGAAATGCTTTAGGGAATGATGAACGAACTACATCTAAACCTTTTACGTCCAACTTATCACATTTGATACCATTCTTTAATACCATCCATTGTGCATATCGTTTCTTTGCTACCCAAAATCCTGCTTTAGAGATGTATTCTTTTTTGATTTCAAATCTATGCTTATCTTTTGGTATTCCAAAGAATCTTTCTGATAATAAATTGTAAAATGAATTTAAGAATGTTTGGGTTTCTTCTGCAATAGTATTAACCTCATCCGCCATTCTTTGTTCATCGAATGTTTTGTAATCTGGATAACGATGTTTAACCAAAGGTTCTGCCATCATATAAATAGAATCAGTATCGATGTAGACGTTGTAATCTTCCTTTGTACCTAACTCTTTCCAATATTTGATGTTTGCCATCTCTGCCGTTTTCTTAATAACAGTTTGACCCGTAATCGTAACTGCCTCTGCATTATCAATATCGTAAAACCGAAAGGCAGGAAGACCAAGAACACCATACATAGAGTTAAGAAGAATCTTTTGGACAAGCTGGCGTTTCGCATAAAACTCATATTTTTCCGTATCACCCGCTTCACCATATTGTTTTTCTAACTTTCTGAATTCAACTCGTTGTTTAAACCAAGTATCCAGAATGTCAGCAATAAGACCGGGTTTGTCCTGATTGTACAAAACTCCGTTAGCTGCAACTCCTAAGTTGCTATCTTTTATAACATCTTGGAGTTCTGAACTACTATATTCATAAGTATCATCTTTTCCAACAATTGTATAATTCTTATTTATACCTCTTACCCACTCTTCTGGTTCCCAATTAGAAATCTTACCAATTTTTGTTTCGGGTGATATGTTTAGAGTCATAATGATTGATGGATACAGAGATGTTAAGTCTAAGTCATAAATCCAATCATACTTACCAACAATAGGTTCTTTTACATATGCTCCAATGAACTTTTCTTCGTTGTTATCACGAAGTGCCTGCATCTTCTCTTTTCTATCCTTTGGTTTATTTGGTGCTACCAATCCTTTCTTTTTCAGATATGCTAAACACGCACCCTCTAAATACTTTGATGAAAACATATAATCCTCATACGGTACGAACCCCGCGTGGCAGATTGCTCTACATAACTCAATGAATTGAAGTTTCTCATCCATTGATACTACCAAGTCTACATCGACAATGTTATATTCAATGAACTTTTCTAAATCGTTTTCAAACAAATCATCCAAACTTCCTTCATACTCAATCTTACCTCTACCCAACTCTTTCTTTGCGATGTGGTCTAATGTATATGAACTCTCTAAACCATAGTTATAGTTTTTGTAAAGGTTGATGTAATCTAAAATAGATACACCACCAAAACTCCATCTTTGTCTGTAAGGGGAATAGAATGTTTCTGATATAGGTGATAATCTTTTTGCATGTCCTTCCCCACATACTCTCTTAATACGATTGTATAAATAAGGAATATCAAAGAAGTCAATATTCCAACCTGTTAGAATAGTTGGGTTCACACCTTGATAATAAGTTAAAAATGCTAATAACAAATTCTTCTCATTATCAAAGATGTGTACACTCACACTACGACCATCTTTATTGAATTGTTGAGCAGTGTTTTTTACCTTTCTTGCCTTATCCAACACAAACACATCATACAATTTGGTTACACTATCGTGTGAAGCAATTGCAGTGATTTCGTTTTTTGCATCAAAGGTGTTTGGTAAACCACTAATCATTTCAACCTCAATATCAAAGGTCATTGTTCTGTTTCCTTTTGATGGAATATCAGAATCGTATATATCAACTAATACTCTGGTTGTTTCTGGTACATCGGATTCAAATAAATCAGGTGATTCATCTTTTTCCCATTTAGAAATTTTCCGTAGTTTATCACCATACATAGAACGGTGTTCACCATGTTGGTCTTTAACATATGCATACTTTCTGTATGGAAATGTCTGATACCCATTAGTATCATCCCATAAGTGAATTAAATTCTTTTGTCTTTCGTAATAAATATTTTGATACATACTTTAATTTTAAGGTTTATAGAAAATGAAGATTGGTTCGTATTTGTAAACCATATCACCTATTTTCATACTATTTTTCACTCCACTCAAATCAACACCGGTCATAGGACTCATTGTCATTTTAATCTTACCTCTATACTCACACCCCAACTCTGTAAGAATATCAATTGAATCTTGCTCTAATGTGAAAAACTTGTCTTTACCCATTTTAATATCTGCAATATTCCAAAGGATGTATCTATCATTACGAAGATATTCAAATGCAGTTGTTAAAGTAGGTCTTAAAAAACCATCTCTCCAACTATCGTAGTTATTGAACTTCTTAAATGATTGTGTTTCATCGTTTGAGTATCTTTCTCTATCAAAGTATGGTGGTGATGTAAATACAAAATCTAATTCTCCTTTATACTTTTGAAAGTTAGAATCTAAATGAATTATTTCAGAACCAGTTGTAAAGATTTCATAACTATTTTTGTGTCCCCAAAATGGATTACTTGCACCTGGAATCTTGTTGTTAAAGAATTCTGCTAAATACTCATATCTTGTCTTACCAATTTCGGGTATTTGGTTTTCAGTATTAGGGTCATTACCTATGTAGTGGATGTTTCTATCATCTACCGATAATGCTCCTAAAATTCTACCACCCCAACCTGCGGATGGGTCATAGATATTAATTTTCTTTTGTTCCTTAATATGCTCTGTAAATCTTTGATAAAGATACTTTGCAGTTAATGGTGGAAAATTAACTACTGCCTGTGTTCCCATACCAATACGGAATGCCGCAGTTGCTTCTGGAAAGATAGTTTGTCCAAAAGGATATGTTTTAATCTGTATAGGTTGTTTTGGAATATCAATTAGATTATCGATATTCTCACCCCAATCAGCAGTTTTAAGTGATGAAATATTCTCATACTTCAATATGCCTGCTTTATACAAATCCTTTACCTCTTGTGCAGTAATTGGTGGAGATGGAACTTTACTATCTGCTTGAGATAAACAAAAACCAAATCCTTTTTGAGTATCACCCTCCGCCCATTTCTCAATCCATTCTTTACCAGTTTGGATATGTGAGTTATGAAAATCAGGATGGTTTAAGTGTAAAGTTTTAGAAAAACGATACATACCATCTTGACGAGTTAAACGATTCATCTGTTTGATAAAGTTTGGTAAATACTCATCTTCTACAAAAATATCATAGATAGATGGTTTTGGATTATCATACGCAGAACCACCAATAGCAGTTTTGTACATTGCAGGAAAGAATTGATTCACACAAGTGGCAAATTTGTTAAAGTTAAAAATAACTTCATCACCATCTTTATCTACCTTACTAAACTCATTAACTTTGTATGTTTGTAGTTTAGAAAAGTTTTCAATAATTTCAGCTTCGTCCATACCAATTCTCGGTGGTGCATCCGTTCTGTTCCACTGCTCAATGGCAGTTTTACGAAAGAAATCAACCCACTTACCAAACTCCGGAAAAGGCATCTTTAATACATCTTCGTATTTAAGATTTATTTCTGGAGAGTAAATCCAATCGTTTCTTTCGTAAAAATACTTCTTTTTATAATTGAATGCCATTCTATGCGGTTAATTGTACTTCTACCAAGTAATAGTTTGCAGTGAAATCATCAATTTTGAATTCAACATGCGCTAAACCTGAAGTAGATATTTTTAATACTACCGAATTGGCTTCTTTGTTTGCAGAGAAAATCTCTTTGAGATACTTTGCAGAGAATGAAATAGGTTTAACTTCTTCTGTATAATCTTTGTTAACAGAAAATTCAATCAAAGTTGAATTTACATTCGAATAACCTAATACAAGTTTCAATTCACTATTCTTTGTAAGAACGGTAAATGTATCTACATCAGATAATGCGTTTTTAGCTTTGATAAATTTATCAATAAATTTACCATCAAATGCAATTTCAATATCAAATTCTGGTAGAGATTTCAAATCCGGAACTGATGGGATAACTGCCAAATCCGCTAATTGGAATTGAGCCTTTGTATCATCACTTTTGATAAATAAACTTACAGCCTTTCCTTCAACTTGCTGAACATCCAATTCAACATCGTCACCTACAACTGATAACAATTTTGTTAATTGTGATGTTGTGTAAATACCTAAATTAGGTGTTGTTTGAGTAAAATTATCTAATTGAATTTCACCTAATACTGTCTTATCATCGGAGATAAAACGAGTAACCAATTTACCATCTGCTGCTTTCCATGCTACAGATTCTACTAATCCTGCCAAATTATACTTTTGGATAAATCTTGTAATTCTTGTTTTGTTCATGTTTTTTTTATATTTACAAGTCACTATGGTTTTTTCCATATCCATACTGGCTCACAAAATGTTTTGTTTTTTGCTTCTTCCGCTTTTAATAGAGCTTCTTCAGTGTATCTTTCCTCATCCCCTTCTATAATTGCACCTGCTCCTGCTGAACCCGGTCTCTTTGCCATTTCCATCCCCAAACAACCCTCATATTCTCCACCTAACGAAGCAATATAATCGTTCATAGGATTTGTTATCTCTTGATACCCTTTACCATCTCCTTTGGAAGATGCATATACATCGGCAATATTGATTGCTAAATACCCA